CTTGCATATCCATAATGCTACCGTCAATAGGGAACGCAAGCTCACTATACCCACCGAAACGACCGCCAGGAAGCTTAGTTTCAGTATATGTAACATGACTAATTACACTTGCTGCTCTTTGAATTGCTCTGACCATACCAACTCGATCAGCAGGTCGATGATTTAATGGCAAATTTCCCATTATCCTTATTGCTACATCAATTAAGTAATCTTGCTGACCTGCTGCATCATCATCAGATGCTCTGAAGTGAGAATCATATCTACAAGACGCCACAATGGCTCCAGAGCGACCAAGAGTGCTCTGCTCTATCTCGTGCTCATCAATCCTTAGAATGACGCCTGTAGCCCCGTTTAAAGCGGTTGGATGCATGAAGTCAGTAGATGCTCGAAGCACAATAGCAACTTCGTTGACAGCTTGATTGATCCAATTAAGAGTGTCAGGACTAGCCATTTTTTCTCCTCTTCATGGATGCTTTCAAATGCTGAGACATTAGTCTATCAAAATATTCAATATTTTTCTCTGTTGCTGTAAGTATTGGCCTTGCAGGCATTGGAAACTTGTTTCCAGGAGTTCCTTCCTGATGATAAACAGCATATTCAACATCTGTACCAAACTCAATTCTATTATTAGTTATTCTATATAATTTAGAATTAGTAATCGATCTTTTTAACTGACCTGTGTGATTAAGTATCCTATCTCCATCTTGTAGAAGCGTCCTATTATTAGGCCTTGTAAACCTGTACATTCTCCTGCCCATACTGATTTTCTCAAGTGTCTTAGGAGAGAAGTATGGCCAGTAGATACCGTCGTATGTTCCACCCAAAGCATTTGCATTGAATAATTTATTTTTCTCAGTCTGCATATAACGAACCCACTTCAGCATTGGCTCTCTGAAGTTTCCGAATTTCTTAATAGACGCAGACAGCATCGTTAGTTCGTCTGATGCGTCTGTCTCTATCTCGATCATATACGTACAGCCTTATACGGAGACAGAAGCGTCTTGGCCATCTCGGGAATGGCTACCGATTCCTTGCCCCTGTTCTCATACAGGTGCGAGATAATCATCAGCATCGCCTGCTTCACCGGGTACGGGACCGCCGCCGATGTCGTCTGGCCTGCGACATAGCGAACCTGTAGAGACGCGAACGGACGGACACCGGCTGGCCAAGTAGCGCCAACAGCAAGACAAACACGAGGAACAAGGCCGCTATTGTCGAGGTAGTAACTTGAAGCAGGAAAAGTTCGCTGAATGTTATCGTCTTCATAGTAGTAAATCACGCTCACAGACTGCACCGGGCCGTATGGCAACTCGACGTAAGGTGCGTAGAACCTCAGAAGCGCAATCTCAAGGTTATTCGGGTTGTAGAGAATACGCCCCTCGGTAAGCGGGTCCACATCCATGTTCAGCGACTTAGCATCGAGCCACAGGTCCCACGTTTGCGTGAGCAGGCTCTGCCTGAGTTCAGTCTCAACAAGCTGCCTGGCGACAGTAATCAGCGTGGTGACATAGGTATCGTCTGGGCTGCTAGCCGAGTCCTTCAGGATATTTACGCTGAAAGGCGCGCTCGCCACGCCAACAGATGCAACAGCGCGAACGAATTGCGCCGATCCGATGTAGTTGTACTCAAGAATCTGAGCATCGTTAGCTGTAGTTACCTGACTGAAAGTATAGACGTCGGTCCAGGATGAGCCGTTATTGCTTTCCTGGACCTTCACGTCCAAAGTCCCGCCAGCCGTCATCGTTCCGACATCAAGCTGGACGAGAATCCTACCGGAGAACCCAAGGACGTTCACGCTGCTGCCAAGGTTGGTGTACCCCACCGTAACAGCGTGGATGTCCGGGGCGATGGTCTGCAAAACAGTTACGTCAGACGTGAATTGAGTGCTATCAATCCGCAGGTGGCTTTTAGCCTCTGCGAGCGTAACCGGCTCAATTGTGGGACCAGTAATGAGCTTGCTTCCCATACTTTTCGATCCAGAAATGCGGGGGTGTTAGCCCCGCGCAGACTGGATCACCTCCTTAGAGCGCGATAATCCCAACGCCGCGAAGAGCCGCCAGAATGGCGTTGATCTTGGCAACTTCATCGCCGCCGACTGCATTAGCAATCGCAGCAGCCTGAGTGCCGTTAGCCTTCAGTTTTCCGCCGGTCGCGATATTCAGATCGCCACCGACAACCCAGACGTCTCCGCCCTGCTGCTCGTAATTGAGAGTGTTGTACGACATCGTTCCCCCTTCGGAAGAAAGGGCCAGGTTTCCCCGGCCCTATCCCAATCCTACGCAGTACCCTCGGGCGGCGAGATGAGCTTCTCGCTCGCGATGGTTCCGGCATCGGCGTTATCCGCAGGCTGGACGCGCAGGCCACCGACGAGGGCGAAGCCCGCCTCGATGGTGCTGGACGTGCCACGCAGCACGACGACACGCAGGTAACGCTCACGGGGCTTCACGATTTCGACCGCAACGATCTCATCGCTCGAACCGACCGCAACGCTGGAACCCTCAAGGTCGGCCATATCCGAACCGTCCGAAAGGGCGCCCTGCTGAACCTTGATGGTGTTGTTGGCGGCAGCCGTGCCGAACCGAACCACGAACAGCACGCTCTCAGCGCTTGCGGTGTCGATGACGTCACCGTTCACGTTGGAAGCAGCCGCCGAGGTGTAGGCAACGGCCTTCTTGATCTGAATCTCGTTGAGAAGCATCGTTCCCTCCTACGCAAGCTTCACGCGCTTGAACGCTTCAGCCAGGACAGGCTGCGCGTCGAGCTTGGCGCGACCGATGAAGCCAACCTGCGACGTAGCCGCATAAAGCTCCTCAAGGCGCTGCATTTCCATCTGCATCGAATCAACGATCCAGTAGTAGTTGAAGTCACCGATGATGGCGACGTAGTTACCGCTGGTGAACGTGTTCGGCGCGTTCTCGTCGAGGACGTAGGGAACGTCAACGAGCGTGTTAGGAATACCGTTGAAGCCGGGGTTCCAGATATACACGCCATTGCCGTCCTTGAGCTTACGAGCCCGGACGAGGAAGTCGCGATGGAACAGCCAGCGCAGGTTGGGCCAGTAGTTGGCCTTCATGCTGTGCTTGATGTCGATCAGCTCGTCGGCGGTGAAAGCCGTCGAAGAAGCCGTCTGGCTGTCGCGCGAGGTCGGGATGCCCTGGTCGCTGGCCGTGAACAGGCCGAGCGGCTGCTGAGCGCCGGAACCGGTCAGGAACGCCTTGTTCTCCGAGATGGCGAACTTATATGCCAGACGGTCCATAACGATCTGCTCGGGGTTCATAGCAGCCTGACGGAGCAGGTCACGCGAGATGAGAACACGCTTGGTCAGGCGGTGCGGGGTCAGCGAACGCTTCCCGAAAGCCATCGAGGTGTCCTCAGCGATGGTCCCAAGCTCAGACGTCCAGGCGAAGTCGCTGGGGTCGGAGTCGAGGGTCGGCACGCCCAGCGAGGCAGCGCCGTTCACACGGAACTTGCGAGCAAGCTGACGGATAGGGGTGGCATCGTCAACGGCCTTCAGAAGCTCGCTGAGCATCTGCTCGGGCACCACGAGGTAGCCGCCGCCTTCCAGATTGTCCATCTGGAGAACAGCCTTCTGCTCCATCGGCAGCGCGCCCAGACCCTTAGACATCCAGTTCGAGAAGGCCTTGACTTCGTTGTCCGAACGGCTGGAGGACGAATTGCCGACCAGCGAGGGGCGGGCAAGCTTCGTCTCAAGCTCGCTGATGCGATCGTTGAGAGCGTCAACCTGGTTCACAGTCTCCTGGACCGACGAACCGAACTTCTTCGCCTCAGCCAAGGCTTCGTCATTCTTAGCCTTGAACTGATGGAAGATATTCTGCATTTCAATATGCAGATCCTTTGCTTCCATTTCAGCCCTCCTTAAGAGCCGCGCGCATCTCTGCGAGAAGCGCAATCATCGCGTCGTCTGCCTTGCGCGGCTCCTTCGGTTTGCGAGTGGGTTTGCCGCACATGTCACAATAGAGGGCTTCCTTGCGATGGCGCGGGTTTCCGCACATATCGCATTCCATGTCCTCTTCGTACTCATCTTCAGGCATCATACCCGGCTCCTCGCCTTGGAGTGCTTCTAAAATGCCCATGGCTCCCATCGCATACTGATGAATTTCTGCGATTTTCTCCTTGAGCGACATAATCATATCATTATCAAGCTGCTTAATACTAGTAACCTGAGCGAG